TCAATAATGAAAGACGAGAGTTTACTAAGGCAGAATACGACCAAGCTATTGAAGATAGAGCTAATTGGAAATTAGATGAGCAAGATAATGGATATGTTAGAGATAGACAAGAAAGTTATCCTGCTTTAGGCGAACAACTTGATTTGTTATATCACGATATGAGTGCTGGAAAAGGCGACAAGACTGGCGAGTGGTACAAAGCTGTTAAAAAAGTTAAAGACGATAATCCAAAACCAAGCTAATGAAACTTGATGTCGTAAGAACTCAATTTGGCGAGGACGCAACCAATGGAATGCTATTTATAAATGGTGTCTTTGAATGTTATACATTAGAAGATGAAGTTAGAGATGTTAAAGTCCACTCTGAAACAGCGATCCCTTTAGGAGAATATGAAGTAAAACTTAGAACTGAGGGTGGATTTCATACAAAATATAAAGCTAGATATGGTGCAGGCTTTCATAAAGGAATGTTATGGCTTCAAGATGTTCCTAACTTTCAATGGATCTTAATTCATACAGGAAATACGGATCAACACACAGCAGGTTGTTTACTACTAGGAGAAACACAACAGGACCTTGATAAAGGTAAGGACGGATTTGTTGGTGGATCGGGAGACGCTTATAAAAAGGCTTATCCTAAAATCGCTGAGGCCTTATTGAATGATGAAAAAGTAACTATTAAATATTCTAATATTAATTTAGATCAACAAGAACTCTCTAACAAATCTACTGATGATGTTATATTAACAGGCATGGTAGACGCTAAAATGGATAAAATGCTTAAGGAAATTAAGAATATAAAATCTATTATTAGTAAGAAAATCCTTTAATAAAAAACTATAATTAGATCATAAAACATATTTAATCGAGGAGATCCCCTCATGAACTTAACCTGCCCAAGTTGTAATCACGCTTTATTATTTATAGTTAAAAAATTAAATTACAAATGTATGAATAAAAAGTGCCGACATTTTAATCGTAACCAATTATCTGCTAAGGTAGATGAGGAAGAATAATTTAGGAGAATTTATGGCAAACGCAAAAGCATATTGGAAGTTCATGCTGTCAAAAGCATTTAGAACAGGACTTCAATCAGCAATATCTTTATGGTTAGCAAATTCAAGTGGAATAATTGACGCAGATGTATTTCAATTAGTTGGTGTTGCTTTTTTAACAAGTTTTATAACTGTACTTCAACACGCACTTGAACAATATAAACCAAAAGCCACATACGAAGATTAAAATGAATGTAAAATTAGACGCAAAAGCCATTGGTGGTGTTATTTCTGCACTAATAATTTCTTTAATTTCTTGGTTGTTTAGATCTGTGCAAACATTAACTAATGAAGTAGCAGTATTGAAAGCAGAAGTTACAAATGCTAATGAAAGATTAGCTGAGGTTTTAACTGTAATAAGTGGAATATCGGGAGAGATAACAGAAATTATATGGAAGATAGGTGGATAATGGGCGACTGCTGTGGAAACTGCAACTGTGGTGGTAAATAAATTATCAAGAATATTAATAGTATGCCTATTAATAATTCCTATACCTGTTTATGCAGAAGAAACAACTGTAACAGAAGGCTTTGATAACCAACAGACTAACGAAGATATTACTTTCGTTTATGGTAGTAACGATACTGCTGTTGCTTCCGAAACTGATTGTTCTACTGCTCAAATACCCGGATCAATCAATATTGAGGATATGGATTGTCATGGATCAGAATATTTTGGATCAGATCGTTACCAATTGGGACTACGCAGTTCAACGGACGCACTTACTATCGCGTTCCCTAATTCAGAGAATAAGCCAATTACAGAAGTTGGATTTCTTACCTTAGCTGTTGATGACGCAAATACAGGAACTGTTTATTATGATAACTCTACTTCTGCTACTTTTAATATAGTTGCAAATGCAAGTGGTAACTCACAAGTAACTTTAACTGCACCTAGTGGAACTACTATCAATGAAATTGTGATCGCAGGTGCTTCAGATAATTTACAAGATTGGTGGTTATTTGATAACATTTATTATAAATTTACTGCACCAACACCGACTACCACAACGACTTCTACAACAACCACAACCACGACTACAACCACAACCACGACTACAATTCCACCACCACCACCAACTACAACCACTACCACTATCCCAATAGTGATTGTTGAAATAGACGGCGAAGAACTTGAATACACACAAATAGAAGTAGATGACGGAACTGTTGAAAGGGATATGGAGAGATTTGATAATTTAGATGAGTATGGGTGTGAACTTACAGATGAGCAAATTGCTAGAGGAGATTGTGATGTAGAGATATTTGAAGAAGAAATATATGAAGAAGAAATAATCTATATAGAAGATTTAACAGAAGAAGAAATTGAAGTATTAGAAGAAATAATAGAACTTGAAGCTGAAATATTAGAAAAGGAACTTGAATTAATTGAGGATCAAGAGGATTTCTTAGAGGAAATTGGATTAATTTTAACTGATGAGGAATTAGAGGAACTAACTGAAGAAGAGATTTTAGAAATTGAAAAGGAATTTGAGGAATATATAGAAGTCGTTTTAGAGATAGAGGAATATATAAACGAATTAGAGGATTTTGAGGAAATAGAAATAATAATTGAGGAAGAAATTGATTTAATCGATATACTAATAGCTAATGATGTATTCCCACCTACAAAAGAGGACATTCAAAAAGACTTAGAGAGTATACAAGATGAAATTATTGAAGATGAAATTGAACAAGAAGTATTTACAGATGATACTTTACCTTTGGAAGATGAACAACAAGATAAGGAAATACTTATTACAGAAGTGGCTGAACAACAGATCACAGAAGAACAAATTGCTGAAGAAGTTGGAGAATTAGAAGAAGTAATTGAGGAAATTATTGTTATTGATATTCCCGAAGCTACTGATGAAGAAATAGAGGATTTTACTGAAGAGGAATTAATTGAGTATGAGGAAGCTAAAGAAGAAGCAATCGAAGAATATGTTGAGGAACTTGAAACAGAAGAAGTCATAGAGGTAATTGAGGAAGTTAACGACATTGGTGTTCAGAACTTAGATCAAGCAACACAAGAAGTTCAGGAAGTAGTTCAGGCTATTGTTGAGGAAGCCATTGAAGATGTAGAGGAACTTACAGAAGAACAAGTAGAAGTTGTAGCAGAAGTATTACAAGTGGAAAAAGAAGATGTTCAGATTATTTCTGAAGCTGTTAAAGAAGATGAGGTAGTTGCTCAAGCAGTAGAGGAATATGTTGAGAGAGCTGTGGAAAATACTGATGTAGAAAATTATACTTTAGCTGATGTTGTTACTGAAGTTCAATTTGAAGAATTTTTAGAAAATCCAATAGAGGTTTTTACAGATATAAATTTAGAAGATATAAGCATTTCAAATATAGGAGATGATATGACCTCAGATCAGCGTGAAAAAGCTCAGGAAGTTGTAGTGCCTGTAATTTTGACTAGAATAGCTAGTATGGCAGCTTTCATGTTTAGGAGAGGTTAATGCTAAAAAAATTATGGAATTGGCTTATAAGAGCTATAAAAGAAACTTTAAACCTTAGTTGGACTTTGGTCGGTTTAGTTATTGCAACACTTACTCTTACAGGATCAGCTCAACAGGTTACAGGTCTTGCAACTGTGATCACTCTTGCTGTGTGGTTATTGACAATAGGATTTAGAGATTAATGGCTTCTGATTGTTGTTATACAAGAAATATTAATGGAACATGGGTAACTATTTGTAATAATAAATATGGATATTATGGTCATGGCCGATAATGGATATACTCAAAAAGAAATGTTGGCTCTTTTATTAGAGGGACAAAAAGACATGAATGTGAGGATAGATCAACTTCACGAAAAAGTTAATCAAAAGATTTCTCGATCAGAACTTTTAGCGTGGACAACTGTAATAGCTGTACTTATTGCAGGACTTAGCCAATATATGCCTTAAGACATACATTTAAGGCCCTTTTAAGCATGTGTTTAACTGTTTATGGGGTAATATTCAACTCTAATTTATTAATAAGAAATATATAGGATTTTTTACTAATGAATTGACATATTAATCTAAGATTAATAATATTATATATATGAATAACACAAATACTGAACACGAAAATAAAATGACACCTTACTTCATAAGAGTTAAGGGATCATATAAAAGATTTTCAGACACACCTGCTAAGAGGCTCAATGAAACTTATTTAATTAAATTAGGATCTAATATGGATAATATAGACGCACAAAGTATTGTTTCAAATTATGTCGGTAGAGTAACAGGATTTACACAAATGGATATTTATGAAGTTGAAGTTACAGATAAAGAATTTACAATGCCTAATAATTACTTTCATATAAATAATGAAAGTCAAGAACTTGCTTTAGGTCAAGCTACACCAAAAGAAATGCCCGAAAATCTTGTAATAGGTTTAAAAGAATATATTAAGAATATTAAGAAAATTATTGCAGATGATCATAAATTAAGGGAATTAAAGGGGGAATAATGGCTAAGGGTTTTTATCATATACCAAGTGAAAAATCATTTAACTGCTATAACTGTGATGAAAAAGTTAAAACTCACTTAGTAATTTTTATTAAAGGTGTTAAAAAAGTTCTTTGTAGAGATTGTGCAGAGAAAGCTGTTGAAATAATAAAGGGGGTGTGAATATGGAAGAAATTATTTCTTTAGGAATAACAAAATATGAGTTGATATTTTTAATATCAGCTACTTTATTGTTTACTAATTTAATTTGGAATTTTCAAAAAAAATTAGAAAAACCTAGTATAAAGGATCAATTAAAAGATACTGATATACATTATGTTAATGGGAAAAATTTACTTAAAAGTATTGACGAATACCAAGAAAATATGTTAAACAGTAAGTAAAATAAGGTTTTGGAACTTTTGTAAGTTCCAATATTCCTAGCAATATGAACGAGTAATAAATTTACTCACAAGCTAGGAGGTTGTTATGAGTAGATCATAATAACTAAACGAAAGAAGCGTGGGAACGTATTTGTGTAAAGCCCTGCCCACGCTTTTTTCTATTTAACACACATAATCTCAAATTAAACTAATATAATGTCATGCCTAAGAAAAAGGTTAAAACCAAAAAGGAAGTTCCTCATAATGAGGATCTTGGGAATAACTATTATCCGAGTGGTTGGAAACCACAAAGAAGTTGGGATAATGGCTCAAACACAGGCGAAGTTACGCATATCCAACCTAAAACTGATGATTTTAAATTTAACTCTTTATTGACTGAATGGGGTTTTGATCCCGAATTATATTTTATTGAAGAAGAAAGTATTAAATTCTCTACTTGGGATACACAATTAAAGGGTGGTCGAGTAGAACAGATGTATGCTTTTAAAGCCACTATACGAAGAAAAAAGCCTAATCATGATAAGTTTTTTAATGATCTATTAAAGCAAGTTAAAAAGAAAAATCCAATCAAAATAGCTAAAACAAAAGGAGATAATGCTTATTTTTTCATGTGTTCAGATTGGCAATTTGGAAAAGCTGAATATAACACTGATTGGGGTGTAGATGAAACAGTACAGTATATAGAAAATGCGATCATAGAAGCAAAGCAAAATATAAAAGACTTAAATAAAAATGGTGTTTTAATAGATGAAATATACATAATCGGACTTGGAGATTTGATCGAAAATTGTTATGGTTTTTTTGACCACCAAGCATTTAATGTTGAATTAACTAGAACAGAACAAGAACATATTGCACGATTAATGGTATTGAAAATATTAGACGGATTACTAGCTTTAGCACCTAAGATTGTTATCGGTGGTGTAGCAGGAAACCACGCAGAATATAGAAGTGGTAAAGCACAAGTTGCTACAACACGCTTAGATAATTCAGACACTACAATATTTCAAATTGTTGGAGAGATAATACAGGATAGAGATAGATATAAGCATGTAAAAGTAGTAATTCCTGATGATTTTTACTTAACTTTAGAGGTCAAAACAAAAAGACTTACTTTTTACCATGGCCACATGGCTGGAGGAGGTGGTAATGCTGAAAATAAACTAATTAATTGGTGGAAAAATCAAGCTATGGCTAGATTACCAAGTGGTACTGCTGATATTTTAGTAACAGGACATTACCACCACTTGAGAATATTAATGGAAAGAGGAAGAACTTGGATACAAAGCCCAAGTTTAGACACATCTTATGAGCTTGAAAGTCGTATGGGATTAACTACTTCTCATGGTATTTTGACCTTTACAGTATCAAATAAAGGTTGGGATAATTTAAAAATCCTTTAATACTTGATTTAATTTAAATCATAAATTAAAATAGAACTAGGTAAATATGGCTAGAAAATTAGTTGGTATTGAAAATGACGGAATTAAGGCGAAAGTTATTTACAATGTGGACGGCAAATATAAAGCTGAAGACTTAAAAGTTGGAATAACTACCATTGATGAACTCGTTAAAGAGATAGTTAGCAGTTAAGGGATCATTTGATTACTTCTGTTTTGTTAACTTGTGCTTTGTTATCCCCAATTACACCAAGTAGTATTACCGAATTTAAAGAATGTCAAGACAGACAAGAAATAATTTACGATATGAGGAAATATATTAATTTATTTTCATTATATTTTAAGCCCGAAGATGTAGAAAAGGCTCTTAGAATAACTTGGTGTGAGAGTAAAGGCAAGATTACTGCTGTTGGAAAGAATAAAGACGGAACTTATGATAAAGGCTTGTGGCAGTTTAATGATCGCACTTGGGAATGGTTAACACCTAAATTAAATATTACAAGCGACAGGTTTAATGCCCATGTATCTACTGCTGTTGCTAGTTGGCTTGTTTATAATGACGGGTGGTTTCATTGGAACTCGTCAAAACATTGTTGGAATATTGACGATTAAAATAATAAAAGATTAAACTTACATTATGGATATTGAAACAATTAAATTATCGGATCTAAAAGAACACCCAAGAAATTATAAAACACACCCCGAGGATCAATTACAACACATTATTAGTTCAATAGAAGAACATGGTTTTTATAGAAATATTGTTATTGCTAAAGACAATACGATATTAGCAGGACACGGGGTATTTCAAGCGTGTCAATTAATGAATAAAGAAGAAGTGCCTGTGATTAGATTAAATATAGATCATGACAGCACACAAGCATTAAAGGTTTTAACTTCCGATAATGAAATTCAAAACCTAGCAAAAGTAGATGATAGAGAGTTGAGCGAAATATTAAAGGATATTTTAGATGAGGATTTAGATTTAACAGGTACAGGATTTGACCAAGAGCAATTATCAGCTTTGATCTACACAACAAGGCCCTCAACTGAAGTTGCTGATATTGATGAAGCAAAAGAATGGGTTGGAATGGTAGATTTTGAGCCAACAGGTAAGGATATTAAAGTAATAATTCAATTTGATAACGAAGAAGATAAACAAGAAATGCTTAACAGAATTGGTGCAACACATATCAATAAACAAATCGGGAATATATCTACTATTTGGTATCCCGAAAGAAAGCAAGAGGATCTAAAGAGTATAAGTTTTATTGCTGATGAGTAAGTATCCTGTTTTTATAATTTCAAAAGGTAGACATGATGTTTGTAAGACAGCTATTCATTTTTTACAGCATGATGTAGATTTTAAACTTGTTATTGAGCCACAGGAATTTGAATTATATAAAGAACATTTTGACGAAAATATATTAATACAAACGCCATTTAAAAACTTAGGTCTTGGATCAATACCTGTAAGAAACTTTGTTTGGGAATATTCAAAAAAATTAGGACACAAAAGACATTGGGTGTTTGATGACAATATAAGAAATACAAGGTACTTTTGGAATGGAAGAAGAACTCAAATAGATCCAAATTTAGCAATATCAGAGATAGAGAAATTTGTTGATCGATACGAGAATATAGCCATAGCAGGAATGAATTACAGTTTCTTTGTAAATAAAAGTACTACAAAAAAACCTTTTTCTTTAAACAACAGAGTATTTAGTAATTTATTAATTGATAATGACTTAGATGTAAGGTGGAGAGGTCGATACAACGAAGATACAGATTTATGCTTACAGGTATTATCAAAGGGATTGTGTACAGTTTTATTTAATACTTTTCTTATTGATAAACAACAAACAATGAGTATGAAAGGTGGTAACGCTGATGAACTTTATAAAGGCGACGGACGGCTTGATATGGCTAGAGATTTAGAACGAGTGTGGCCTTATGTTGTTAGAACAACTAGAAAATTTAATAGACCACAACACGAGATAATAAGGAAAAGTCAGCAATTTGACCAACAGTTGATCCGAAGAAAAGATATTGATTGGGATAATATAGAGAAAGAAAAGACAGAATTAAAAATAAAGCAACACGATGAAATTAAAAATGAATACTTAAAGAGAGCAGTTGATAAGTATAATGAGTG